CAAAGTAGCCTATGCTTCTTCAGACAAAAAACAAATATCTTATATATTAGATGATATGTCTGCAGAAATGTTACAGATGGATGTTAATTTACTTGATGAAAGTACATTAGGTTTATTTATGGAAGACTCTTCTATGTCAGAAGAAATTAAACAGACTATACAACAACTTGCTCATGCTGCAATGCAAAATCAAAAAATTGAATTGTCTGATGTTCTTAAAGTTATTAAACAAGATTCTATACAAGAAGCTGAAGAAGCATTACTTGTGTCTGAAGATTTAAGAGCTGAAAGAGAACAAGCTGCTGCACAAGCTCAAGAAAAAGCCAAAGCAGATATGCAACAAAAAGCTCAAGAACATGAAAAAGAAGGCTGGCAACATGAAGCTGATATGATTATACTTAAAGCTGAAGAAGAAAGAAAAACTAAAGTTCAAGTACAAGCTATGCTATCTATGGGATTTGATCCTAATAAAGATCAAGATAATGATGGTGTTCCTGATGTTCTTGAAGTAGCTAAACATGGAGTAGATGCTGAAATTAAAAGAGCTACTTTAGCAAAAGAAAATAGAGCTTTAGATTTTCAAATAGCAGATGCTAAAGAAAAAAATAAACTTAAAGCAAAAGAATTAGCTCAAAAAGGAGCTACTTCTAAATAAAAGCTATTACGTTTTAAATGAAAAGAGTTCATTTTTAAAATGTAATTTATTAAATAATTAAACTTAAATTTGTCACAATTATGAGTGGAACAGAGAAAACCATTGATCAATTTGCAGGCTGGGAAGATACTTCACAGCAACATGATTTCTTCGGAGAAACTAATTTAGTAGAAGATGTTGTTACTACAGTAGAAAAAGATGATGTAGTAGACCCTGCTAAAAAAGCTGAAGAAAATGCTAAAGCAAAAGAAGAACAGGAACTTATTGATGAACAATTCAAAGAGTTTTCTGGAGTATCTAAAGTATCATCTGAAGATGATGAAGATGATGATAATTCTTCAAAAAAAGAAGAAACTGCATCAGTAGTAAGTCCTAAAACTACACTAGCTTTTTTAAAAGAAAGAGGTCTTGTAGATTATGAATTAGAAGAAGGCCAAGAACTTTCTGATGATGATGCTGATAATATTTTAGAAGATAGTTGGGAAAAATCAGTAGAAGCAGAAGTTGAAGCTACTATTAAAGAACTTCCTGATGAATTAAAACAACTTATTAAGTTTGCTTCTAAAGGAGGAGATGTTGGAGAACTCTTAGGTAAAATGATTCAACATGCTACTTCAGGTATCAATAAAAACAGTGATATCAGTAATGAAGATGTACAAGTTCTTGCAGTTACCATGGATTTAAGAAATCAAGGTTATGATCAAGAGTACATAGATGATCAGATTGAATTTCTAAAAGAAAAAGATAAACTTGAAGGAATAGCTAAAAAATCTTTTGATAAAATTGTAGCAGAACAAGAAACTGAAACTGCAGGTCAAGTCCAAAGACAAAAAGAAATTGTAGAATACAGAAAGAAACAAGCTAGAGAGTATAAGACTAACATCACTACTCATATCAATAGCTTAGAAGATGCAGGTGGATTGCCAATATCTAAACAAGATAAATCAATTCTTCCTACTTATATTTCAGAACCAACTGTAGAATTACAAGATGGTAGAGTAGTAAGTGAAATGCAAGCAGACCTATTTAAGGTCATGGCAGATAAAGACAAGATTGTTTTACTTGCTAAACTTTTAAAATCAGACTTTGATTTTAGTCCTATTGAGAGAAAGAAACAAACTCAAGCAGCAAGAGGAATCAAAGAAGAAATACAAAGAGTTGATAAAACACAAAGAATTTCAAATTCAGGGGGAGGTCAAAAACCCAATAAGAGAGCTATCTGGGATATGATAGACTAATTTTTTAATCAATTAATTACTAACTTTAAATTAAAACAAAATGGCTACATTAGGAAGCAAGCTTCTCGTAAAAGAGATGGAGTGGAATGCCAACATGACTGAGCAGTCTCACTTAGGTGCTGCTCTGATTGCTAAACCACACCGTATTTTAGGAGAAATGGACAAACTTTTCTCAGCTCAGAATTATTATTCTGACAACCCAATGTCTTCTTTGTTAATGGGTAATTCCAAAACAGAAGAAACTATTGGTAACACAGAATGGGAATGGGAATTAAAAGGTGCAAACACTAGACCCCTAGTTGTTGTAGAGAATGTTGAATCTCAGGGTAATCTTACTCCAGGTAAATTCAAAAAAACATTCAAAATTAAACTTGATGAAAACTGGTATTTACCAGGAGATGTTATCATGCCAGGTACTTCTAACAAGAAATACCAAGTGAGAATCCAAAATCAAGGAGTTAAACATGGTGATGGTACAGTTTATACTGTAAGAATGAATTCAGATGATCCACAAGCATTTATGCCTGTTAAGTATTTGAATCCAGGACAACAATGGGGTAAATTATTCTCTCAATATGAAGAAGCTGCTGAGCAATCAGGTTCAACTGTATTCAGTTTACCAATTGCTTTCCGTAACAGAATGTCTAAATATCGTAAAGAATATAGAATTACTGACTATGCTTCTACTGAAGTATTAGCTGTAGCTATCCCGGATTCTAAAGGTGCTTATCACAACTCATGGATGCGTTATGCTGAAGTTGAATATTGGCAACAATGGTACAGAGAAGTAGAAAGAGGATATTGGTATTCAAGATCTGCTGATACTGTATTAGGTGCTAATGGTAGACCAGTAAGAATGGGTCCTGGAATCCAAGAACAATTAGAAGATTCACATCAGCACAGATATTCTCACTTAACTGCTAAGTTAATTGAAGAGTACTTACAAGATATATTCTACTCAAGAGTTAAACCAGGTCAAGGAAGACAGGTTAAAGGTTTTACAGGAGAGTATGGAATGTTACAGTTCCACAGAGCTATCCAAGATTGGCAAAACAAATCAGGTTTCATTAAAAATATTGAGGTTTACACTAACAAAGTGACTAGCACAATACACACTAATGCACTTGAAGCAGGTTACCAATTTGTAAAATACAACATGGCAAATGGTGCATCTCTTGAGTTAATCCACAATCCTCTTTATGATGATAGAGAGATTAACTTTGAGATTGATGAAGTTACAGGTTTCCCAATTGAGTCACAAAGAATTACATTCTTAGACTTCTCAGGAGAAGCTAAAAACTCTAACATCAAAATCATGTGTAAAAAAGATGGTTTTGCCTTTACTTATGTTGAAGGTATGTATGGTCCTTATGGTCCTAAAAATGGTGGTTCTTCTGCACACTCTGGTTCTTACTATGAAATGCATGTTGAAAAATCATGTGGTATTCATATCCATGACATCACTAAATGTGGAGAATTAATTTTATCTCGTAACTAATTTTAAACATTATAGTCATGGCATGTTCTATGAAACCTAAACCAGGTTCTAGACCTAAACCTAGACCTAGAAAATAAACTAACAAGCTCCTGTAACAGGGAGCTTTTGGTGGTAAAGGGAGTAAGGTAATCTCCTAAAATAAGTTCATTAATTTAAAGAGAAAAAAATTATGGGTTCAGTAAAAGTTGAAGTCAGACCTATTGAGTCAAAAAGATGGCACAATAAAACAGGTCAAGAGTCTTTCACAAGACCAAAAAAAATTCAAGCATTAGTTGATGCAACTACTATGAAGTATGCTACAGGATTAACTGAAGCAGAAGTCAAAGAGTTATTGACTAAGAAGAATGTAAGTTATGATTTAACAAATAATTATAACTCAGACACACCTCACCCATTTTGGGATTCTAACATGGCAGTTGTTAAATTAGAGAACAATACAATGTTTTTTAATGTAGATAACCCTTTAGATTTCATTAAAGTGAGAATAATGAAAGCTAGTAAGTTTGTTGCTAATTCAATGGCAGAGTATGATCAAGGTATGTGGCCAGAAGCTACTCATGTTATTTTTGATGAAGCAGAACAAGCATCAGTTTTAGCAAGTAAAGTAGAGCAAAAGAACACTGCAATTATTGAAGCTTCTAAATTAAGCTTAGATAGAAAAGTACAATTAATACTTGTACTAGGTGGTAAAAATATGAAGAATCAATCTGCAGATTTTGTTGCTGTAGAGTTAGATAAGATTATTCAAAAAGATGCCGGAGAATTTTTAAGATATTTGAATATGGATAAAAAACAAACAGCAGCACATGCTCTTGTTTTAGAAGCACTTCAAAAATCTGTATTAAGAAAAGAAGGACAAAGAATTTATCACATGGATTCTCCTTTAGGTATTGATGAAATAGAGGTAGCTGAATACCTTTCTAAGGAAGAAAATCAGGATATTAAATTAATGATATTGTCTAAGATTAATAACTAAGAGTTATGGTTACTAGGGAAATGCACTATGACTTCAAAACGAAGTTTAATAAAATAGATAGTCAGAAGAACAGAAACTTATTAGTACCTGAAATTGATTGGTTACTAAATGAGGCTGCTGAACTATTTGTAAAAAAAGTGTCAAACCCTAAAACTCAAAATAATCTTGGTTTTGAATCTAGTCAAAGAATCATTGATGATATTAAGAGTATTGTTAAACCTGGGACTTGGCTTCCAGTAACTAATAACATAATCTCTTTACCTTCAGATTACTTATACTTTGTAAGATGTAGAGTTAAGTTGTCTAAGAAAAATTGCAAGTCTCAAGAAGCTGTGCTCTATATTAGAGAGCACAGAGACTTGTTTGAAGAAAGTACATTTTATAATGGTAACTTTGAATGGAGAGAAGTCAATGGTGTTTACACAGACCAAGGAATTCAATCTTTTACAGATGGGACCTTTACAATAGATCAAGCAAAGTTGACTTATATTCGCAAGTGGCCTTACTTCCACAATGCCCAAGACTTTGGGTCAGGAAGTTATGTCTTACCTTCAGGTGTAACCTTAACAGGTACTGTTCAGTGTGACCTCCCTGCACACACCCATAGGGAAATTGTAGATATAGCAGTAATGCTTGCAGCAAGTGGAGTGCAAACTTCAGATTTACCAGTTACACTTGGTAAATTAGGTTATAATCAGATTGTTTAATTAAATAACTAGAAATTATGAGTAATCGTAACAATGACGTTTTTAGAGTGTTACCAGTTACAGACTGTGACCTCTTACCAGCAGGAGATGCTATAGAAGATTTGAACATTGGTCAATTAGGTGCATTTGATGCAGCTACTAACTTGGCTATTGATTCAACTACTTCTCCAATGCCAAAAGAAATTTTCTTTGCTTTGGCTTATCAAACTGATGCTGGAAATACTGACTACAGATTTTCTGCAGGTCAAGTAATTCAAAGACAAGGTGTAGTAGGTTTTACTGAAAAACTTTGTTCTCAAGGATCTCCAATGAAAGTTACTGTAGGTAACTTTAAAGCTGAGTGTGATACTGAGTATGGAATTAGAGTTGAGTTCCGTAATGCAAAAATCAACAGAATCCAAGGTTATAACCAATTTAGCAAAGCTTATATGGTTACAACTCCTTGCTGTGATGATTGTGCTGAAGGGTGTGGTAGTTTAGATGCTAATGTATTATCACAATTATTTGTGGCAAACATTAATGCTGATGAGTCAGGTTTAGTTTTAGCTCAGTTTGTTGCAAGACAACCTTTGACTATTGCTACTCATGGAGTTTCTCAAAACTATGCTACTGGAGCTGTAATGTTGCCAGCTGATGTTGCACAATTAATTGTGTTTAACTCTACTGCAGCTCCTACTGCTTTAGTGTTTGCTGATTTCCAATTAGTAAGTCAACCACTTTCTATTGGTTCTTTCTGCCAAGTTAACTTACACTACTACAAATTGTTAGAAACAGTTTTAATTGTTTCTTTAATTGAAGGTTTTGGATGTTCAGGTGCAACTACTGTTAATACTTACCCTACTTATGCAGAAGGTACAGGAATTAACATTCAGCAAAAAGAATACCATGCTTCAGGATGGGCAGGTTCAGGACCTTACAAATTGTCTGGAGTAACTGGTACTCCTTATGGTAACATTGTTTACTTAGCTGATAAGAATACTAATTATGACCAAGTTATCTTGGAATATAACCAAACTTCTGAGTCAGGATGGCAAGAGTATAGTAATCCATTAAGTACAGTTTTTGCATTCCCATGTGATGATTGTGATTTAGATGAGACTATCACAGACTTGTTGACAGCTTTTATTGCAGGTCAAAATCTTTCACCAGCAGTAGCACCTTAATTATAGGAAAAAGCTATTAGATAAAAACATCTCTATTTAACGTAGAGATGTTTTTTTAATTTTGTATATTTGAACCTGATAAATCTATCTATTATGGCCCTGAATTACACATACATTAAATAC